CGCAGGCATACCTGCCTTCATTGAAAGCGGTATGACTCCCCGTAAGAATTTTGCATAGGATGCATCATTCTCGTTACGGTTGTCCGCGTGTCTCATCATTCTTTCTAGATCTTTGGCTTTGCCTACCAAGGGGTCCGGCTCTTCATAAGAGCTGTGGCCTCCCTGTTTCCGGAACTCATTGAGTAACCGTACTTTCAGGGTGTCGATATGTATCGACCTTTTGTACCTTGGTGCATAGCCAAAAGCCTGGCAATAACTTACGTATTTCCTTGAAATTGCGTATTTATCCCAGGAGATCTCTAGTTTCATGGAAGACAGGAACATGGGTGGACGTATTACGTCCGCCTTTGTTCCTACTGCCGTATGATCATCCCCTGCACATGCAAATGATGATCCCGGTGTCTTCTTTATACCGTAATTATAGCGGTCTCTGATGTAACGGGAGAAATTCACTTCTTTAAGTGTTTTAAAACCCGCTTGAGTACAATACCACGACGCCATTGACGCCGAGGTAAGTAGTATCTTGGTGATAGGATCACCCATCATTACTCCGCATCTTGTAGTAAAGACAATGGTTTTGTTATCTTCAAGTTCAACTTGACAGGTTCCGCGTAATTTACGCGCTTGCCTGTTTGTTGTAGAGTAATGTACTCTTCTTGGAGATACACATAAGTCGATCGCATTGTGAAGGTAATTACCTAAACCATGTGACAGCCTTTGTCCATCCACTATCCCTTTAAGTAAATTCTTTGACAGCTCATGCTCGAAATTATCGGTCGCTGAGCTTAGGTCTGAACTTGAGATGTATTCAGGTATTTCCTGATTATCTCTCTTTCCGAAATGATTTTCATACGAGGTTCCGAACCTCCATAAATTATCATGCTCGGTCAGACCCACCCTGGCTCCAGGAAGACATTCGATGGCTTCCTTCATCATGTGCATTGCCGGTACCATGTACAGGTAAGCCCACGTTTCTCCAGATGTCAATGGTCGAATCTTACATCCAGGTTCGCCAATAATCAGAAGTTTTGCATGAAGAAGTACTTCATCTTCGTGACTCTGACTATTTCTCTTTTCTATAAATTCACCGTACTTTACGGATGCCCATAGAAAGAGAAGCGTTCCTAGACGCGCATCAAATCCTTTATCGAATTGGATCCCTAGGCTTTCGTGTATCGTATACACGTCGCCTAGTTCTCCTTCCATTTCTTCTTCTAGATACGCTATTTTATAAATAGGTTTCCAAGCACAATCTGCACTGCAGATTGTATTCCC